ATGATCAGCGCGGAGGAGGATGAGCAGGGCGGCACGGGTCTTTCAGAAGAGATCTGCTGGACCTATCATCCTCTGCCGTCGCAGGCCGAATTTCAGGCGTTGCGCGGCAGGTTCAAAGGATTTTCCGGACCGGTGGGCTCCGGAAAGAGCGCGGCCCTGTGTTTTGAGACGATTCGGCAGTCGTTTTTGAATCGCGGATGTCAGGGCCTATTGGCCGCCCCGACGTACCCGATGCTGCGCGATGCGGCGCTGACCAGCTTGTTTCGCGCAATGGATGAGCAGGACATCGATTGGAATTTGCGAAAAGCAGATGGCGAGTTGACGCTCGAAACGGCGGAGAGCACGATTCTGCTGCGGTCGCTCGATCAGCCGGAACGGATGCGCGGGACGAACCTGGGTTGGTTTGGAGTAGATGAGCTGTCTTATACACGTCACGAGGCGTGGCAGCGGCTGGAGGCGCGCCTACGCGATCCGAGCGCTGAGAGGCTGTGCGGCTTTGGAGTTTGGACGCCACAGGGGCACGACTGGATTTACAAGCGGTTTATTCATAACCCGGTTGCCGGTTACGAATGCACTCGGGCGAAGCCGTTTGAGAATCGTTTTCTGCTGGACAAAACGCCGGACTATTACGAGCGGCTGGAAAGCAGTTACGATCCGAAGTTTTATCAACAGGAGGTGCTGGGTGAGTATCTGAACAGCCGGGCTGACCGGGTGTATCACTGCTTTAATCCGGCAGTTCACCTGGTTCGACGCGAGTACGATCCGCATTCACGGCTGCTTTGGGCCCTCGATTTTAACGTTGCGCCGATGAGTTCCGTAATTGTGCAACGGCATAACGGGCATCTGGTGGTGATCGATGAGATCGTGCTCGAGCGAGGGACGACGGAGGAGGCCTGCATGGAGTTTGAGAACCGCTATAAAGGGCATGCGGCTGGTCTGGAGATTTTTGGAGATGCGAGTGGACGGAGCACGCATACGACCGGCACCAGCGATTACGCAACGCTGCAGAATTCTTTACACAGAACAGGATTCCGAGACATAAAATTTCGCGTACCGAAAAAAAATCCGCCGGTGCTCGATCGCGTTCGCAAAGTAAACGCGTTACTTACTAACGCGTACGGTGAAGTGCAGCTGGAGATCCATACGAAGTGCAAAGAGCTGCTGAAGGATCTCGAAGAAGTTCTCTTCAAGCCGGATACGGGAGTAATTGATAAAGCCCGAGACCCGCTTCGGACCCATGCCTCTGACGCACTGGGATATCTGGTATGGGAACTATACGGCGAGAAGCCGGCGGCGGGCGAGATAAATAAGCCACTGTTCTAAGGAACGGGAAACAAGATGATTGAGATCGACCGAGAGCATCACGACTTTAAACGGCTAAAGCACATATGGCGAATGTACCGGGACCTCTACACCGGGGGGCATGACTTCAAACATCGCGCAGCCGAATACCTGCTGCGGCGCCAAAAGGAGCCATTGGATGTCTATGGCGAGCGATTGCAGAGGGTGTTCTACGAGAACTACATCGGTTCGATCGTGGACTGGTATACATCGACGTTGTTCCGGCGCGAGCCGAGCCTGCAATTCGAGGGCGGCATGGAGTCGGGGCAGAGCTTTCTTTCAGAACTGGCCGAAGATTGCGATGAGAAGGGCACCAGGCTGTGTAACTTCTTCCGGCAATGTCTGACAGACATGTTAGTTGCCGGCCGGAGTCATATACTGATCGATTTTCCGCGGGTGTCGGTGAAACCCGCCAACAGAGCAGAAGAGGACGCGGCAGGGCTGTCACGAGCGTATCTGGTCCGTTATCAGGCTGAGGAGTTGATCAACTGGAGCTTCGATGAGCGCGGCGAATATGAATGGGTCGTCTTACGGCAGGAGCTGCGGAGGCAATTACGGGTCGACTCGCCTGAAATCGTGCAGGAAACATACTGGCATTACTACGACAAGACTGAGTACCGGACGTACAGGCGCATCGAAGCAACGGACGCGCCGAAGAGCATCGACCTGATCGCGCGGGGCACGCATGGACTGGCTCGGCAGAGCCGGGTTCCTTTATTGACGCTCGAGACGGCGGAGGGGCTTTGGCTGATGAACAAAGCGGCTAACCTTCAGCTGGAGCATTTCAATAAGTCCAACGCGCTGGGGTGGGCAATCACGATGGGATTGTTTGCGATGCCGGTCATTTATTCCGATCGCGAATGGAACCAGATTGTCGGCGAGAGCTACTACATACAACTCGGGCCGGCGGATAAATTCGGATGGACCGAACCGGATGGCAAGGTTTATCAGATCGCCGCGGAGAATCTGGAAACTCTAAAGGAAGAGATCTACCGGGTCTGTTACTTGTCGCAGGCGTCGGGTGAGTTGACGGGCGGCCGAGCGCAATCGGCTTTGAGCAAACAGCTTGACTTCACCATCACCCAAGAAGTGCTGCGCGCTTACGGGACCGCCGTGAAAGATTGCATCCGGCGCGTGCTGACCGCGATCAGCGAGGCGCGCGAGGACGGTGTATCGATTTCCGTGACCGGGCTGGACGAAGTCGATATAGGCGACTTCGGAACAGAGCTGCAGAATGCGCAGAATCTGTTGAAGATGGGCATCGACTCGCCGACTTTGAAGAGGCAGATTTATCAGAGGCTCGCGCTGAAGTATCTCAGCGATGAACGCCAACCGATCAAGGATGAAATTGCGCGCGAGATTGCCGCGCAAGTGCTGAATTAGGAGAAGAGGAGATTCATGTCAGATCAAACGCCGATTGAAAAAGAATCGACACCGGTTGTGGATGTGCGGGAAGTGGTTCGACACGCGATTGAGGAATTTATTCGCGCTGAGCACCGGAAAGCGGAACCGGCTTACAAAACAGAATTGCACGAGGAGCGGAAACGCCGCGAAAATCTGGAGGGGCGGCTGAATCAGCTGATCGAAGAGAACAGAGCGGCGCGGGCGCAAGCCGAGGAAGCCGATAGAAACTCGCAGATCCGCAGCGAATTGCAGCGGCTGGGAGTAGCGAAGGTGGATCTCGCATTTCGAGCAGTCAAGGACGAGATTGTGCGCGGAGAGGACGGCCGCTTGCAGGCTCGTGGAGCCGATAACAAGGGCTTGTCGGAATACCTGGCGGGCTTTGTCCAGGATAATCCGGAGCTCCTGCCGGCAAGAATCGCCGGAGGGAGCGGAGCGCAAACACCGTCCCGAAACTCTGCAAAGGGCACACCTTCGGGCATCGAGATCGATAAGATCAAGCCCGGAATGAACAAAGAAGATCTGGAGCGAGTGCGCCAGGAGATTTCCCGGCTGGCATCTCAAGCGCTGCGAGGCGCCAATTAGTAACGCACGGCGGCTTCGGGAGTAGGTTTCCGGAGCACCAATTTCGCAGGTAACACTGCGCTTGTAAGTAGGAATGAAGCAACGGCACAATCCGTTGCGATTTTTTTTTATAGGAGACTTATGTCAATAATTACATCCGCCAATCTGGCGAATGCGATCGTCAAGCTTGTCGCTGCCGACGCATTGCCGGCCCTGATGGGAAACCTCATCATGGGAAATTTGGTCAATCGCGACTACGAGCCTATTCTGGCGCATGCGGGAGACACAGTTAACGTTCCGATTCCACCGGTGCTCGTAGCGAATAATATTGCGGAAGGCGGCACAGTTACGCCGCAGAATCCGAACCTGGGTAACGCCCAGATTGTTTTGAACACGCACGCCGAGGCGACGTTCCAAATTCCGGACGTAACAAAGGCGCTGGCCTTCCCGGACCTGCTGAAAGCATACATGCAGCCGGCGGTCATCGCAATCGCAGAACGTGTGGAGCACGACCTGTTAAACCTCTACAGCCAATTTACGGCAAACACGCCGGTTGGCACAGCCGGGAGTCCGGTCACGGAGGCGACGATCGATGCGGCGGAAACCGCGCTGTTTGCTGCGATGGTACCGGCCAGCGCGCCGAAGTACCTAGTTGTAGATTCGAATACGTATTCGCAGATCCGGCAGATTCCGCGGTTCAGCGAATACTATTCATCGGGCGAAGCCGGTTTGAAGGCTCTGGTCGAAGGCAGCGTCGGCAAGATGAAGGACTTCTTTATCTTCCGCTCGCAGTTCGTGCCGATCACCGGTGCGGCCGCGCCAAATACTCACAACCTGGCGTTCACGAAGGATGCTATCGGGCTCGTTGTTCGCCGGCTTCCTCAACCTCTTCCCGGAACCGGGGCGGTTGCAGAGTATGCGGAGATGGGTAACTTCGGCATTCGCGTGGTTATGAGCTATCAGCCGAACACGTTGTCTCAGCAGTTCACTGTCGACGTGCTGTATGGCTGCGGTGTGCTGCGAAATAACTTCGCGGTTCAGGTAAACAGCTAATTAGTAACTTCATTGGGCAGATGGGAGCCGGTTGCCGGCTCCCCATTTTTCATTAAAGGAGATAAGCCGTGGACTTAAAGCAATATTTTCGAAAGCTTCGCGAGATCGAGGCGAGTCTTAGCGACGCATATTTACTGGTCGTCAGCACAGAGACGCCGGACGGCGGCAAACCGGGGTTGGTTTCCGAGGTGTCCAGAGAAATTGCGGCGAAGCTGATCATTGAAGGCCGGGCAGTGTTGGCGAGTCAAAAAGACGCAATGGCCTATCGTGAGCAGCAGGCGTCGGCGAGAAGGGCGGCAGAAAAGGCGGACTTGGCCCGGCGCGTTCAAGTGGCGATCATCAGCGAAGCCGTTGATCGGCCGATTACAGACTGCGAGAGCGACGAGCCGTCGAATACCAGGAAATAGGACCATGGCGTTGTTCACAGACACGAACGTCATCACCTTGGACGATCTTCTGGAGTTCGAGACTTCGCTCGTTCCGGTTGCTTCCTCTCATGGGATCAATGTGGACACGAAGATCAACCTAGCGACGAGCGCGGTCAGCGATCAATTGATGCTGTGGCTACTGAGCGTGGGAACCTCGGACCCGCAGTGGCTGAACCGGCGGTCGCTCGGTCTATCAACGGTTGTGGTCACACCCACTTTGCAGCGCTGGCTGTGCTTCGAATCGCTGTCACGGTTTTTTGCCGAAGCCTACAATGTACAGCTAAATACGCGATTCCAGGGGAAGTGGACCGAGTATCAGCAAGCGGCGGAAAACGCGGCTGAAATGTTCTTCCTGTCGGGAATTGGAATTGTCTACAATCCGCTGCCACGGCCGGCGATGCCACTGGTTTCGATTCAGAGCGGGAATTCGCCCGCCGAGGCCATGTTCGTGCAAACTGCCTGGGCGGATAAGTACGGCAATGAGGGCGCATTGAGTCCTGTGAACGGCGTTATTTTGAATAGCTCGTCGAGCATCGCGGTAGGTATGGCTGAAGGCGTTGAGGAAGCGCCCGGGGCCGCGGCCGGCTGGAATGTCTACGCGAGCAGCGATGAGAACGCTCTGACGAGGCAGAATGATATGCCACTGTCGATTGGCTCGACGTGGCAGTTATCCGATTCAGGGCTCATCGACGGCGCACAACCGATCGGCGGGCAGACACCGAATCTCTACGTCGCCCTCTCACGACAAATTCAACGAGGTTGAATGTGCTTCCTCTAACTCTTCTCGCTCCACAGAAGCTGTTGAATCTGCTTGTAAATGGAAATGCACTGTCACAGCAGATCAGCGCCTTTGAAAACTCGTCTCAAGTCAACCTGCCAGTTATTAGTTCCGGACAAATCGTTCTGAGTTCCGCGAATCCAGATATCGGAGATAAGGATTTGCAGCTGGCTTATCCGCGAATCTCTCTTTATAGTGCGGCGGTGAAAAATACTCAATTCGAGAAATTCCGGTCGCTATCCGGTGCAATTTCTGTGATAGCTGAGATCTGGGCGAGCGCCAATCTAGTAAACCAGACCGACCAATGGATTCATTACTATGTCGAAGCTATGACGAACATTCTGCGCCAGAATATCGGGGATTGGGGTGATGGAATTTTTTTCGCCGGTGTGTACGATGTGCAGTTCCACACACCTAAGGTGGGAGGGTTCGGTTACGTTGAGGCTGCCACGCTTACTTGCAGTCTGACGGTGAGTCGAAACTGATTAGGAGCTGAAATGGCCAGTTATATCTCTTCGAACGCAAATCGGTTTTATGTGGCGGTTGAGGATAGCTATGGCCACGCTGCGCAGATTGTGGCGACAAACCGCTTCCCAGCGGTTAAGCTTCAGGCACAC